CTCCAGATAACATCTTGAGATTACTTATATTAAAAATAAAATTGTATTTGTCAACGTTTGCTGTACCATCTACATCGATTGAAAAAGTATTTGCTGTTGAATTTTCTGTAGATGTAACAGTAAGAGATACAGCTCCACCACTTGGTTCTACCTTAAGTTCTTTATGTCCTAAAGCACCAGCAGCTCTCCTTATCTTACCAAGTGTATCAGCGTCAAGACTAAAAGATACATCTGCTTCTGGCATTGTAATTGTTTTAGACGGTGTGGTCAACATTTCAGTATCAGAAAAGAAATATTTTACCTTTGAACGACCAGTTGAATCATTAATAGTAGCGTAGTCTTTTTCAAACTTTAGTGAAGGTTTATCAACTAAACCAAGTACTCCTAAGAATTCATTTAAATCGTAAACGCCAAATCTTTGTGGAAAGCTTTCTGATATAGTAGCTTCCGATAATATATTTTTTGCTTCAGATATAGTTTTAACAGTGCTACCTTCGTCAAACACTATGTTTGAATTAATGCTAGCAAAGTTCTTTAATATCTGAAGTGTGTCTTCATTCAGTTCCATTATATACTCCAATCATTATATAGTATTATTATATCAAATTTTTTCACAAATGTAAACAGTTTTATGCAATTAATTTACTAAAGTTTCTTTCTTTTACAAATTCAAGTTTTTCTTTAAATTTGCTATCTAGGATTTCTCCTTTATGAGATATTACGAATACGTTTGTACTATTATCAAGTGTATGTAATATCTTCATTAGGTTCTCTACTCCATCATGATCAAGAGACGAATCAAAAGTCTCATCGAGTAGAAGAAGATTAGTAGCAACAGAGTTTTTCATCTTTGCTATCTGTCTCCAAGTAAATAATAAAGCCAGGTCAATTCTTTGTTTCTCACCTTCAGAAAAAGAATCATATGAAAAAGAATCTCTATGTCTTGATCTTATTGTTTCGTTAAAGCTTTCATCTAAGTTAAAATGTACAAAGAAATCTAAGACTTGTAGATATTGATTTACTAACTTATTAATTACTGGAACGTACTGTTTAATAACTTTAGTTTTGATTCCAGTATCTTTTAGTAGTTCACCCATAACTCCATTGTACGCAAGTTCTTCATTCAAAGTAAGTTTATCTTCTAAAAGAGTATCACGATTGTTCATCATGTTCTGTAACTCTTCATTTGCTTTTCCAAGATCGCCTTCTCTTGAAGTAAGTTTTTCTATTTCTCCATGAGTCTTGTTAACTTGGTTTTGTAAACTTTCAATAGTTTTATTGTTACCATTTATTTCTGACTGACGAGTACGAATTTCTTCTGCTTTACCGTTCCATTCATCTATCAATTTTAAAATATCTTGTGATTCACTTAACATATTATCATATTGTGTTTTTATAGAAGTAGCTTCTGCTTTACAGTCTTGGATCTTTTGTTTTTTAAACTCAGGTTCAATGGGTTGAGAACACGTAGGACAATTATCATTATCTTCATAGAACTTAGAATCTTTTACAATTGATTTGATTTGAGATTCCATGGTAGATTTATTATGAAGAATAGAAGTTTTCTTATCGTTATATTCTTTTAGTTTCTCAGCTATGATAGCAGAATTTTCTTCCAAGAATAAACTGTGTTCTCCATTTTTAGTATTTAAAAGTTGTATCTCATCATGAAGTTCATCTATCTTTCTATTTCTATCTCTTATTTCATCTTCATTTATTTGAGTAATATCTCTAATATATTTTCTTTGAGAGTCTAAACTATTCTTTATGAGATCTATTTGATGAGCGTTTTCTTTTAATTTGTTTTTGACTTCAAGATTCTTTTCTTTTAGAATAGTATTCATCTTTGAGAATATATTAATATCCAGAAGATCCTCTATAACATCTCTCCTATGTTGAGCTGAGAGTTGCATGAAAGGAATGAAGGAAGAAGATCCCAGCACAACAATCTGATGAAAGCTTTTGTGATTAAGCTTTATGATGTTCTGTTCGAGAATCTTCTGGTACTCTTTGGAATGAGACGATTGATTTATCATATCGCCATTCTTCCAAATCTCAAATGTGTTTGGTTTGATTCCACGTAGGACTCTAAACTTAGATTTTCCTATAGTGAACTTTACTTCAACCTCACAGTTTTTATTATTAATACTATTAATAAGTTGTGATTTAGTTATATTACGATGCGCTCTTCCAAATAAGGCGAATGATATGGCATCTAACATTGTAGATTTACCAGCACCATTTTGTCCTATGACAAGAGTCGATTTAGATTTTATTAAATTAATTTCAGTCCAGTTGTTTCCAGTAGATAGAAAGTTTTTCCAACGTATGGCTTCAAATATTATCATGCTATTTCCATTGCCTGTGCTTCACTTAATAGTTGTCTCATAGATACTTTTATCTTATCCTTGTCTAGTTCTGTATCAACAGCATCTACATAACTATCGAGTAAAGTACTAGTATCTTCAAGAGATATTGATTCGTCTTCTACATTTTCGCCAAGATACTCATCAAAGTTTTCTGCGATCTTTAAATCATGTATTGGCCTGTTTTGTATTTTATCAACAAATGAGTCAAATGTAAACAAGTCTTTTCTATTTATCACAACTATTTTAACAAATTTATTATCAACAAAGCTTACGTCTTTTTGTGTATAGTCTTCTTTGGAATCATCATACAGAATTTTTTCAAACATTGTATATGGATTTCTTATCATTTTAACTTCACGAGTTTCTGTATCCATCACATGAAAGTATTTTGGATCGTTTACATCTGACCAAAAGAATTCCATTTGACTTCCAAGATACCAAACGTTATCTCTTTTAGATGATACATGATAATGTCCGGACATTACTAATTCAAATTTCTGAAATAGTTTATGATCCATTCCATGCATTTGAGTAACACCACGCATTATTTCAAAACCACTAAGTTCTAAATGACCGCCTAACCAGTCTGCTTTACAGTCTTTTATAAAGTTTATAGATCTATCATAGTTTTCTCCATTTATCCAAGGGAGTAAAGCCATTTTTAACGAACCATATTTCATAACTTTAGGTTCCATTATAATATGAATCTCATTCATAAAATGACCTAATAATTCTTTTAGAGAATTAAGCTCGTTAGTATTTTTGTAGTACGTATCATGATTGCCTGGAATAACATCCATGATCATACCATATTCTCTGATCTTATTTAAGAAATGTTTTCTATAGTGATTCAATGCTCTAAAGTTTATAAACTTACGATGATCATATACATCACCTAGATGTACTATCTGCTTTATATTATGTTCTTGACAATAAGGAAAAAATACCTTATCGTAAAAATCAGCAGAGTTGTTTAAAAAAACATCAGAACTGTTTCTAATACCACAATGGGTATCATTTAAGATTGCAACTTTCATTCTTCCTTCCTATTTTTTACTTCAGAAATTCACTTAGGTCTGAATCTACGTTTACCGCTCTTTTCTTTCTAGTTTTTTGCTTTTGTGCAAACTCTTTTAAATCGGCATCATGTGTCTTGACTTTGTCGATTCTATCTTTTAAAGTATCTACAAAATGTGTAACAACTTGGGTTGACATATCTCCTTGTTCTGCGGCAAGAAAAGCTTCAACACCAGATTGAGAAAGATATTTTTCTTTAATATCTTGTTGTTTCTTTTCTTTAGTAATTCTTCTTAAGAATGCATACCAAATGATTTGTGTGAAATAAGCAAAAGCATTTGGTTTTCCAGTTCTAGTAGATGCGTTTATATCATAATTTTCTACTGCCTTAAGACAATTTTCTACTGCATCCATCACCATTTCTTCTCTGTAAGTATATCTTATAAAGTTAGATTTGTGTGAAAGATTCTCAGCAATTCTTAAGAAACAAGTAGCAACATAATCTGTAACTACCGGGATTGGTTTACCAGCATCTTTTGCTTCTTTTACCGTTCCAACATAATCAACTACAGCTGAAGAAAACTCTTGGTTGTTTACGTAATGAACGTTTTTACTACGTTTTGCCATACTATTTTACCTTTCAATAATAATATTATAATCTATTTTCACATAAAAGTAAACTAAAAAAACTAAAAAAATGTGAAAAAAACTGTTTACAAACCATGAAAAATATGGTATAATTAATAGAGGTTTTTTGGAGTGGGAGGAGTATACGTTAATGCATCTTGTCTTTATCTGTAGAAAACGGTACATATATTACATTAGATGA